CCACATGCACTTTGTCTGCATGACCAGAATATATCATGTCGACAAGATCACGATTGGAGAATCTTGGAATACCGAGATCGTGAGTTTTCATAAGCATTATGTATTTTAATTGATATTGATGAGATTGTCAAGATCAGGATCGTCGTCATCCTGTTGTTTTTGCCTGTACATTCTTAGAGTTTGTTCTTGACGGAACATATCAAGCATAACTGCAATCTGATTCTGCAGCCCAGGGTTGCTTGTCTGATAATAGCGTCGGGTAAGATCCTGTACTTTTTCCTGTATTTGAGAATCAGTTAAGTCTTCGAAACTATCAGCAAGAGGGTTAAACATTAAATAAACTGGCCTACATAGTTAGCAAATACAGTGTTACCGCCGTCTATAGTCCAAAATTCTACAATCACAGGGTCAGTGTCATTAGGTACTTCGATGAATTGAGGAAATTCACCTATTCTTACATTGAATCCATTAGTAGAATCATAAAGTTCTACCGGAATGCCACTATTTCGTTTGATTTCGCCTGTGCTCGCTAATGCAAATGACACCGTTTTACTTCCGCCGTTAGATAAAAGAGATAATGTAATTTTGGCAAATTTTTGTTCTTCTGGCCATCCTGTTAATGAAAGTGTTACATCCTCACTAACTTCGATTGTTTGATAAGATCCGTTTATAAAATTCACTTCTGTGTCAGATTGCCGACTTCCAATTTCAAAAACAGCACAAGTTACAGATTGCAAATTAGCGTTAAGGATTATGTTGCCATTAAAAGCACTGACAGTATCAGTTCTCGCAGTATTTACTTGTAGGTCTTCAATTTCTCCACGAGCAGAGTCAAAGTTTTCTTTAATTGCTGTAAAATTGTTTCTAAATCCAACTGTAGAATTATCCTCGCCGGGTTTTGGGTAGTCTGTGTCTATGGTAGCTGTGCTTATGTTACTTGCCATTTTTTATCTCCAATTCTATTTATACTAGGTTAAACTGATAATTAGCCAAAACTACGTATTGTTCGTCAGATCGATCTTTAGTAGAGTCAATTACTAATCTATCTACATCAAGTTCAAACTGTCTAAAATCAATGTTGCTTGCTCTAATCGTACTTAAAATTCTATCTGCTTCGCCCGGTTTAACATAGGCCAGCGGCACTGCTAAAGTGTAGCCAAGTTCCTGCAGAGTTCCTTCCTGCGGAGTTTTCATCCATAAAGGTAAAAACTGGATGTCTGTTTTTCCTAATTCCCTAAGATTATCTCTGATGTTAGAATTATTATTAATATATCTTGTTGTGCTGCGAACTTCACTGACTTTTATTGCTGTAGAATCTGCCCGTATGGTATTTTCGTATGTTGGTCTATAAAAGACGTTTGTAGAACTGCCTATTTCGTAGTCAACAAGTTGTTCACCGTTTTCTCTAGTATCGATTACGAATTCATTCAAGAGAGGAAGTTCTTCAATTTCATCTCTTGTATCTACACTAAAACTGTCTTGAAAGTAGGTTTTTTCTATAGAACCGTTGCGGGTTTCAATATCTACAAAAGATAAATTTGTAGTGTCATAAAGAGGATCTGTAGAGGTAGTTCTCACACTATCTACTGTGATTTTTTCTGAATTTGAAATTTTTATTTTTTTAGCAACCTCTCCTGACTTCTCGTAGGGGTCATATACATCGAGATAGATTACTTCATATATAGGATCCCGAGTGCCTGGCAGTTGAGCAACTGCTTTCTTTATGGTGTTTATCTTAAGAGTTTTACGAGATGCTGTTGTAGCCGCAGCCGCCACATATTTTTCTGCGTCTTTTGTCTCTATACCCGCATAAACAAGTATATCTAGTTTTCTCTGGACACCAAAATTAGGATCTTGCGGTCTATAAACCGACTGTGGGAGGAATATCTCTGGGTTTGCTACGAATCTATCAAATTCTATCCTCTGCTGTCTAGGAATAAGAGGTCTGTAATAAATGTTGCTGTATAAAGTATCGTCGAGATTCTCTACTTCAAGTATAAAGGTTTGCTCTATAGCCGAAAATCCAAACTGATCTCTTGCTTTTACAGTAAAATGATATTTAGTATCTTCTGATACGCTTTCATTGTCGACTTTGCCTATAATTTCCCCGTTAAATGCCAGTTCTAATCCTGGAGGGAGACTACCTTCTTCAATAGTGTATAGTAAAAATGAATCTTTAACTGTAGTTTCTGCTTGAACCCGTAAAATACTTATATAGTTGCTAGGAATAGTGCCGAGATTACTGTCTGTAATCCATCTAATTGTACTATCAATTTCGCCAATTAAACTTACTCTAAATGTTTTTTCAGATTCTGCTACTTCACTTGAAGAAACATTTACTCTACCTAGATTTATTTCTGCGCCTTGGGGTATTCTGTCTCGTAACGGTTTATCTATAGTGATTAGATCGAAGTCTTGGTTCCTTGTAGAGATATCTTGCACAGAATAAACTGTATTTTCAAAAATGAATGTTCTGGTAACAACTCTAGATGAAAGATTGCCAAGTTTGTTTATTCGCACAGTTAAAGAGTTTCGAGGTTCTCCTTCGACGGCAAATTGTTGAAGTTCTATAGTGTTAACCCCAGATTCAAATCTACGTGCATTTACAGTGAACTTATATTCATTTGTAACTGCAGATTGATAAGGAACTCTACCAAATATTTCTCCTGTATTTCTATCAAACAGTGTTCCTGGCGGAAGAATACTTTCTGATCCATCATCGTTGGTTGGCAATAAATCATATGTGATTGTTCCAGCGACGTCATTTGGGTCAAGAGTGTCGAGGAAAATTGTAATAAAGTTGTTAGCTCTAAAAATACCTAAGTTGGAATTAGTAGTCCATATAGGAGTCCTTATATAAGTATTATCTGCTGTGAATACTCCAGTAGCTACCTGTGTAATCGTGTTATCAGCACGCAGAAAATCATCTCCTACGACAAATATTCTAAAAGTCCTACTAGTTACAGTGTCACCGTCGGAAACGCTGACAGTAAATTGATAAAATCGATTCAGTTTTTTTGGAACTCTTGTGGGAGTTCTAAAATCAAACCTAGTTTCGTCATAAGCAAAACTATCATATCCTGAAGTGTTTTTAATTGCAAAATCAAATGGATATCGATCAAATCGGCCTGTATCATAGAAACCTCGATCTGCTTCTTTCTCTAATGCTAAAATAGGCTCTACTATACCTACAAGTCTTCCATCTTCAGTGAGAGTTATACCAGGAGGAAGTTCGCCGCCGCCGTTTGGTATAAAGTATCTTAATTTTTGACCAGCAGCAGTATCAGAATCTACCGCTTCTAGTTGAAAATCTATAAAGGAACTGTCAAGAATAAAAAACGAATCATTTGCGCCGACAGGGAGTAGATCCTCAGGAGTCACCCAAACTGGAGAATCTTCACCTTGTATTTCAATGTTATAGGTTCTATCGTAGACTCGTGTTGACTCTTGAGCTCTTAATACAAATCTAAAAACTGTATTTCTTGCTACTTCTTCTGGAACACCTGAAATAGCAGTGTTCGACAAATTCATTCCAGGAGGAAGTTCGCCGCTTATTAATTCAACCGGTAAACTTTTTTCTAAAGGTAGGTTTACTGAAGCCTGAAAGCCTTCCTGTAAAACTGCGAGTTTACTACCTGAACGCTTGTTCCATACCTCAGACATATTAGATAGATCCTAGATCTATATCAAAGAGAGCCGGTTCTTGGAATGTTTCCATATCAACATCTGAAGTAAAAATCAGATAGTCAATAAAGTTATTGAGCGCCGGCAGAATTTCTCCGAAATCCCAATTGTTGTCAAAATATTTGTTTATTTGTCTAATATCGACACCGTAAACAAGTCCGGTTAATGAACCAGTAAAACTGTTAGCACCAATTGATCCAGCGTTTTGAATATTGTTTCCTGCAGCCTTAAGAGAACTAGAAAGAGTAGGATTGGTATCACGCTCGAGAATTCCATTGTCATCTAAGTCAAAAAAGATTGTATCACCACTTGATACACGAGTTGTTATAACCTCTCCGCCTTCTACTCTCAAAGGAAAGGTTCCGTCGACAGTAACGCTTCCGTTATCTGTGAGCACAATAATATCTGAAATACCGCCTGTAGAATTTATAACAAGAGAGTTATTTGTAGACGAAACCGAAATATTGTTACCTGCAAGAATTTTTTTAAATTGAAGGGTATTCTCTTCTTTGCCTGCAAAAACTCCTTCGCCTGTAACTCCTAGATTCTCGCCGGTTATTGGAAAAGAATTTATATCGTTATCAATTTCAATAAAATTATTATTGACTTTTATAAACGCTTCTCTGAGATCGTCGCCAGTTCCGTCGTTTGCTATATTACCTACATTAATTGATTCTATTGCCATTTTGTGCCCCGTTTAGTATATTTACCAACTTGATTCTGCCCAAGGTGTTCTGCGCCAAATATCTGTCACACCGTCATATTCTGCAACACAGTAATAAATGTAATTGCTGTCAATGGCAATTGCGCCTATCGGCGTTCCTGGATCTCCTATAGAGGTTGCCGGCACTCCTGCTCCTGTGTAAAGTATCATGCCGCCGGCCTGAGTAAATCCAATAAAACTGTCTGCAAATGTTCCTAGTTTGCCTATGTCAGTACCAAATTGTTCGATTTCTTCGAATTGGATAAAACTTCCTAGGTTCATCGTAGCATTATTGTCGACAATTAATCCTTGTTGTACACCCACAAATTCTGCAAAAATGTCTAAAACTTCGAAACCTTCGGCGCCAGAATCTACTCCTGGATTGGTTAATTTTAATTTGCCATTGTTTATTCCTAAAGCATAATCACCAAGTATTAGTGTATTATCTGATAGATACAAACTTCTAAAAGGCTTTTCTGGACTTCCTAAGTCAACAGCACTAGCTTCTTTAGGAATCACATCATCGTCTATTGTGTCTTTAAGATTAATTAATGAATTAACACCGTCGACTAACAGTGTGCTATCGTCGCCAAAAACCGATCCTACTAGGTCGCTTGTAGAAGTTAAATATCCTACGTCATTTGCAAATGCACTGAGAGAAGTTGGAGTATTCTGTACTTCTCCGTATTGTATTGTTGTAGGACGCCATGCTCCGGCAGTGAATTTTAAAA